TCTCCACACCAACCCCATCCGGCAAGCGCGAGGATCTTCCCACCAAAGTTCTTTCTGTCTCTGAACTGTATTGATACTTCCAACCTTCTAAAAAATAGGGAGCACCCAAGGTTTCAAACCAAAGGTACTCCCTATTCCTGTTTGTATAATTCTTTGCTGTTTTTACTCAAGCGTAAAATTTACTTGTGATTCAACGACTCTTTATGGTATACTATTCTCCAGAGGATTGAAGCTCCGCTGAATTTCACCCACCTTTATAAGCGCTTAGGCGGCCACCTCCCACTAGCCGGAAGGCTGAATGGAGGTTTAATCATTTTCGCCTTTCGGCAATCTTATTGTCGGAGGTGATGCCATGAATTCTATTGTGGATGTGCTTACAATCGTAAGCTGCATCGGTACATGGACTGGCGTTTTTGTGGCCATTTATTTTGGCCGTAAAAAGAAATGAGGCTACCTAACTAGCACTTAGGCGGCCTCATCTGAACTGGGTACATTGTAGCAGATGTATTTGGTTCATTTGCAGCTAACTGAGGTGTTCGCTTATTAAGAGCTTCAATCCTCTATTTGTATTATATACCACATGTTGTTCGCTGTCAACCTTAACGCTTAAACAAAAATTCCTGTATATCGTCAAATGCTCGCTGCATCTGCTCCACATTGTCGCCGTTCAGGTTGTGCCCCAGCTGTGCAAATTCTGCCCGCAGTAGCATGTTAATGCTTTCATCCAGGCTATTCAGGTGCTTCTTCACACCCTCCAACTGCTTGTCAAACGTGTCGCAGCGCCCTTCCACCGTTTTCAGCCGATCTTCAATCTTGTCCATCCGGGCATCCTGATCTCTGTTTGGCTTTTTCAAAAAGTTGTTGAACTTAACCCCCTGGGCAATCGCATTCGAAATACTAACCACCGCCGCACAAGCTGAAAGCACCAGCATCAGTATGTCCTGCGCCGTAAATGTAAATACCGGGTTAGGCATCTGCGTTCACCTTCTCTCCGGCAGCAGCTTCACCCGCCTTCATCTGCTCGTAAGCCGCCTGGGCAATCGCACGCGCCTGCTCCTCTGTAATGGTAACGCCGGCCTGCTTGGCCACTTCCATAATCAGTTCTGCGGCACGCTTGTTCTTTTCCTCGCCGGAAATATCGTTAAAATATTGCTTGATATATTTACAGGCGCTTAACCCCCACTGCATCAACAGCGGGTAGCCGCTCAACAGGTTCAGTGCCTTGTTTACTGTCTCCTGGGCGTTCGGCAACACATATTTGCCGACCATAAAAGCAACCACGCAAACCAGGCCCATCACAATATATACAATTCCCTGTTCCATACCTAACCTCCAATCTCTTCCGTGTCACTTGTCTCATCAATCGGCGTAAAAATCTCATCACCAGGGGGCGTATTGTCACCCTCTGTTTTTTCTTCTTCCGCTACTTTTTCCCTTACCTTGATCCAGGCGTTACACAAATTCTCTGCACTCATTGCCGCAAACAGCCCAATATTAAAAGACGATTCCGGTAACTGTCCGGTTCTAAAACACAGGATCATGTATATAATCGCGTAAACAATCGTTGCGCCCATCGTAAAAACAATAATCTTTTTGCTGAACCTCATCAGGCTCCAGTTTTCCTTCATAAAAATCACCTGCTTTGGCTGCACTCAGGTATGGCTCTTCACCGCTTTTTGGCTGATATAACCATAAACCGTTTTGAACCATCCGTTCACGACCGTTTCATACCCAATGCAAACAGGCTTTCCGGTCTTGGCATTCGGGCTGCTGATCACCCCAATGGACTGGTACTGCATTCCGGCACCCTTGCGCACATTCCATTTGCCGTTGTTCAGGGTAATGGCTTTTGTCACAGTCTTTTTCACTGCCGGTTCAACCTTCGGCTCCTCAGCCGCTTCCTGCTTGTCCACCTGTACACTGTGCTGGTTTGCATTGGCCCACAAAATCACACCGCGGTTGGCCGGCTTAAAGTCATCATCCAGCCAGCATAGCGGGTTCTCGCGCACACCTTTCCAGCGCACCTCAAAGTGTAAATGGGCACCAAAACAGTTGCCGGTCTGGCCGCTGTAGCCAATCACTTCGCCGGTTTTCACCTTTTGTCCAACCTTCACCGTGATAGAATTCAAATGAGCATACAACGTTTCCAGCTTGCCGCCTTTATACGCCGTATGCTCAATCTTCACCATATTGCCATAACTGTTGGTGTCGCCCTGGGTTACTCGCCCATTCCAGTGGTAAACCACGCGCACCGTTCCATCTTCCGCCGCAAACACCGGTGTTCCCACCATAGCGCGAAGGTCAATTGCCCTGTGCAGCGCCCCACTGTTATATTTCCAGCCAGCTGTAATCACATGCTGCGCCAATGGCCACCCAAAACACACCTCTCCATTCTTCAGCCGCATCTTCCATCAGCCTCCTTTTAACATTCCATCGTATTGTAAAGTAATTTTGCTTCACGGTTATTTCAGCTTAGTTAATAATCCCACGAAATGGTATTTGGGTTATTTGTCGTCCA